CCAGTGCTCTTAATATTTCTTCCTATAGGATTTATGTAAAATCTATTACCATAACATAATTCATATTGTGCGAATTGATTTGTAAGTGCTTTAAGATTCCTTCTTATAATAACACGACTTATATTTGATGATATTGCACTATCAATATTATCAATTACATTTAATACTTTACTATATTTAAATCTACCACCAAATTTATTAAGTTCAGTGGATTGACCATAAGTTGTCAATCCATTTATAATTTTAGTTTTTAAATTAGATACTGTGGATACCTTAGAAGGATCATAGTACACATATGAATCAAGCTCAACGTATAATAATTTAAGATCTAAGATTTTCTGGTTGATACCTGTTAATGAGTAACTTTTTAACTTTGATAAAATTTGTGTTTTATCAAAGTCCGATACAAATTCACCATTTTTTGGTTTGATTGTGATTGAAACTGTTCCAAATTCAGGTGGATCAAGTTCTTCACCACCAACAACAGATACTGACTCAGTATTTGGATAGATTGTTTGGATTATTGACTCATAATCCCTTGCTGTAACTGCTCTGTACTGTGATGAATAGAGTCTAGGTGCAAAATACTTAATTGAGTCAATTGACTCAATGTTGCCTCCATTAGATGCCGATGAGACAGTTGTAATAGTGGGTGTGGATGATGGTAATTGAATTTGATTTGAAGATGATACAACACTACCTGCATAACTAAAAGATGCTGGACCGTTACCTTCTACACCATCTGTGACAATATAGGAAACAGTAATTACTGCATCGTTATCTATTTTTTTACCAAAAACTCCATCACCAAAAAGTAATTCATATCTTTCATCAGTTACTTCTTGTAGTAAGTATACTTCAGAAGTATCAGTTATGTTTAATATATTATCAACTTTACGATATTCTCTTTCAGTAGTATCAGAAATACCACTTACCTTAACAACTATGGTTGAAGTATCAATAAATGAGTTTTCAAGAATAAATCTTTGATCAAGTGACCCATCAACAGTAAAGGTTTTTGTTAAGTAAGTTCCTTGATATACAATTATATTATTAAATGAGGATGTACTTGAAATTATATTACCTGCACTATCAGTTAACTGATTTGTAACTGAAGTTATTGATTCTGGAATTGAAAAAACATAAGAAGTATCATTACTTGTGCCTACACAAACTAATCCTGCTTGTAAAGTTAGTGTTGGTGTATTTCCACTTGTAGTAATGTCAAAAGATATTGTAGCTTGAGCAGCAGTTCTTGATCTTGGTACGTATCCAACGTTTCGAGCAAGTGAAACAACGTTTTCACGTACTGTAGCAGAGTCTAAAAACGACTCATTTACAATCATGTTAGAGTTAAATGCTGTAATATACGTATTATATGCTAAAGTATCAATTAAAACGGAAAAATTTGACCCCTCAAAGTCAAAATCAGTAAAATCTGAGTTTGCACGGAGATAATCTTTAATTGATGTCTTGATTTGATCAAAATCTAGGTTCGTAAACTTAGTAAAAGGCATTTATCTTGTTGCTTCGAGCATGAATGTGAATTCTTGTGTAGGAATTTCCTGTCCAACAATATCAAAAAATACCGTAACCTCAAATTCATTCAAATCTGGTCTTGGTCTTACTTCAACTACTACATTATCTATTCTAGGTTCAAAATTTTCAAGTGTAATTTCAATTTGGTTCTGTATAACAGACGCAGTACCAAAATCTACGAAGTCAAATAGGCTATCACGCACCTCTGAACCCAATGATGAGTTAAAAAATCTCTCAGTTGGGATGGTTTGCACTAAATTTCTTACAGATTTCTTAATTGCGTTCTCATTTTTGAGAATTGTAAGATCTTTTGTGACAGGATGAGGGGTAAAAGACAAACTAATGTCTTTAAATCCTCTTGATATGCGTTTTATTGCCATGTAAACAGTTGTTTCCTGTTTTATTTATGACACTTTTTACAGAATGTTATTATTTATCCCAATTCGGGTTCAAAAGGCTTTCGATCTGATGTTTTTTGCCTTTCTTTTGCTGTTTTCCAGAAATAATTCTCTTCAGAACCCAATCCATCACGATCATGACCGTTTTCTACCTGATAATAAACGGTTGAAACCTTAAAATCTGGTGATTTTGGTGTTTCGGGTGTAATACTGTTATCATAGATACGCATTCTGTTGTTTGGATAGAGACAAAACTGTCCATTGTCCAATTCTAAGAGGTTATGAGACTTATGTTCGGCAGGTTGTTCACTTGTAGAGTAGTCAATTGAGTCTACATCTTGGTGGTAATTGTCTAAAGTACAAATATATGTGCCAGTTTGGTTGCCATAGTCTCTTGTATAAACCTCATAGTGCATTGAACCGATAAATTGCTTCTGAACTGCAACGACTCCATAGTCCATACAGTTCCAAAACTGCAAATTGTGCAGTGTCATGTCAGGAGTTGGTGTTTCTGGGTCGGATGTAAACGCAGAAATCGGTAATTTATCGAACATTGCAGCATATTCGGGTAAATATGTCTCAAAATAAAACGCACGACCAGGTATACTCTTCGCAGATACCCATACTCCTTTTACAAATTCACCATGACCACTCTTATGATCAGTCAAATACTCTTTTCTTACCCATACTTCATAAGAAGGTAGGTTCGCAATCAAACAAGCCATCTATTTTCCTTGTCCTTTATATCTTTTACGAGCCGAGTTACGGGATGTTGCCGAGTATTTCGAGTGTTTTCCCTTTCCTTGACGAGTTTTTTTCGGGTGGGTTTCAATTGTGTTACCCATGCTAAACGTTTTTGCCATTAATTTTCCTTAATTTCAGTTCTAAGTTCGAGCGGATGCGGTGTACCTTCAGCATAAAACTTATCTGCCAGTTCCTCCATCTTCGTAAAGTATTCCTCCTCTGTCAGATTCTCAAAAAGAACCTCACCTTTATGAGTAATCTTATATAACTCTGGTTTTTTCATGTCCTACACGAATACGAGGGTCACACATAATACGGAAACCTGCCTCTTTTGCGTCTAAACAGAATGAGACATCTTCTCCACACATGTCTTGAACAGCACCAGATTCAAATATCTGCATCTTCGGAGCAAACCAAGGATACTTAATCTGATCATCTTCAAAGACACCGTGCTTAATCAGTAACCATCCGAAACCTGCATAGTCAACTGTGAATGGTTTTGATCTCTTTGCAATTGAATCAAGTGTTTCATGGTTCATCACTCCACCATTACCTTTGAAGTCATCCTCATCTAACCAGTGAGCGACTGAAGTTGTCTTACCATCTTCTGTGCAATACCAACCTGATGCAATCTTTTCGTCCATTAAAACAAGTTGATAGAACTTTTCAACATTAAAAACGATATCTGAGTCAATCCATAACTGATAATCATACTTAAGTTTACCATCCCAAGGTAATTGATCAGGACCTCGAAGAACATTTGCACCAAGACATTTACAACGGGCAAAATTGACCATTGATGAATAATCTTGTGATATTTGTATACTTGCCTTTGCTTGAACTAAGTCAAAGCATAGTGTCACAAAGTTCTTTAGAAATGTATATGATACTCCTCGACCTGGTAGACAGAACACAACTGTCTTACCTGCTATCATTTGTTTTGCTTTATCGTAGTCCCACTCTGGTGCTTTTGCTTCTTTCTTTGCTTTTGCTGCAGCTGATTTAACAGTAAATCCTTTTGCCATACTAATGTTCAATTATAATTATATAATACACTATTATCTATACATTGTCAATAAGAGTGTTCTGTATTGTTATCCGAATGTTCATCATTGACTTCAACATAAAATAAATCATCTTTATGATAGGAAGAGTAGATTCTATCCCAGACAATATCAAATATTTCTTTCTCTAAGTTTTTAAACAATACCTTATCTTCAAGGTATATGTGATAACTCTTATTCATCGGGATGTTTACAAAAACTTGGTTCTTCATCATACTTTCTTTCATAGTCATATCCATCCAATACAACTACTGGTGCAACTACCGAATGAAACTCTCGAAAGTACTCCATTCGATCCTCTGCAAACTTAAGTGGTTCTTTACTCATCTGATTCTGTGATGATTACTTCTTCTGTATCGATGTTGAATTTTATTTTAGTTCCCTCATACCAGTTCATCTCATTCATGATCCATTCTGGTATGATCGTATAATATTCACCCGTAACCATATCGGTCTCTATTGAAGTCAAAATTTCGTCGGGATTTTTTTTCATGTAGGTGGATTTCATTTTCCTTTTTCAGTTTATCTATGCCTGGGGAAATTTTTGTATATAAAATGCAACATTTATCACGCTTCCGTAACACTTTGTAGGTTAGGTTCCCTTTGCGTTTTTATATACGGGGGGCGGCAACCCCCCAACTGCTGTAGTCACGAACGAATGATATTAAAATTATAATATGAAAAGGTCTCTCTGTCAACTAACTTATATGTTCCGTGACGACCTGCCATGACGTACCCCTCTCCGTTGACTAACTCCTTACCAAGAAAGCAATCGCATTTAAAATTGTCTCTCATCAGTTCCATGAACTCAGTCTTTATACTCTCCACAAGTAACCACAACCGCACCAACTGATAATTAGCAAACTCCTCCGCAACCACTTCGTCACCATCACGAATGTATGCGTTTAAATCCTGCTTCAACTGCTTTGCTTCCTTCGGTGTTGCAAAGTCCACAAGTGTTGCCATCTGACGGGCAAAACCGATCATAAGGTCAATGTCTATGGTTGCACCTTTATCAGTAATCCACGCATCAGGTTGAATGAAGTCAGCACCACGACCACTTAACAAAACGAATGTAAGAGGTTTTGCGTTCATGTCCTTGAGTGTGCTTCCAGTATAATAAGTATGCGGAGCAACAACAACTCCTCCGTCCATTACTTTGTCAAACGTATAAGAGATTGCATTCGGTTTGTAATCTCTGTAACCACCAAACCCAATAAAGTCCCCTTGAAACACTGAGAACGGAACTTCTTCAGTACGTGGCAAACAATTAAGGCATCTGATTAAGATTGATTGCAATTCTACGTTTTTGTGATTGTTGCATATGTCCTCTACAGTATAATTAATCTTTGGGGTCTTCTTATTAAATACGGACTTCGTGCCTACAAAAAACTTTCCATTCTCTGGGTTAGTTCCCCATACTAT